TTTTATTTTAGAATCAGTCATTACAGGAGGAATCAATATTAAGGGGCCCGACCCATTTGATTTTAACCCTAACTTTCTAACCAAAATTGGCAGGAGTAAGCACCGAATTGGAATCAAGAGAAACACCGTTTCAACAGATCCCGCAGTAAGGCAGGCTCTTAAGCTATGGAATAGAGAGTATTACGATACACTGAAAGGATGGACACGCAAAGGCGGTCCGGTTGAGGCATTAGCTGACAAGTTAAAGCAGTTTGACACACCCGACGTAGATTATAGTAAGCTAAAGCCACGTGAGCGAGAGCTCATACAAATGGCAATGGCTAAAACAGAACAAGCGTTCACATTGAAGGAAAAAGTTCCGATGCAATGGGTCGCAGATACTAGAATTGAAAGGAACAAGAGCTCAGGCTTTCCCTATTTTGAGAAAAAAGGAAAAGTAGAAAAACAGCTCAGAGCAGACGCACGATTAACTTTACATTGGCTAAAATACAGAGATTTCTGGGACTTGAAAGGCTTACCCCCATGCACTATGGGAATGAGAGGTCACTTGTCCGAAATTGATGCAGTCAAAACCCGACTTATTTGGATGTACCCTGGTAGCATAACTATATGCGAAATGGTATTTCTTCAAAACTTAATTGATGCTTTTATGGAACTCCCCTCAGATGAATCACCTCTGCTAACCGGCAGATACGGGATAGCTGGCCAAGCTAAGATGGCTAGCAAGATCACACCAGAAAAGATTGGTGTAGGTTTAGACGAATCGCACTATGATGCAACCCTACCTGAATGGCTAATTCAGTGGGCAGGAGATGTTCTCGCCAAGAATATCGACTTTCATACTTACAAAGACAAGAACGGATTACAATCCGGAGGAGTTGGAGTAGCTCGACGATCCAGACAAGCTTACGATAATCTTATTATGTACTTAGTTCACACACCGATACTGTGCCCAAATGGCATGCTTTACCGAAAGCATAAGGGCGTTGCGTCAGGCAGTGGTTTTACAAATTTACTTGAGTCAGTAGTAACCTATTTTTTGGTTACTTTCACTGCCATGTACTTCAATTGGCTTCTAGAGGAGCTGAAAACTAACGGAGATGATTCCGGAGCAATACTTTCAAATGGAAGTAATAGACCTAACTTAAATGAGGTTGCTCTTGTATGGGATCGTTGCTTCGGCATTCTACTTAATGTAGATAAAAGTGTCGTAGCCAATAGGCCGGAAGAGATGTATATGAGCGGCGCGTACTGGGACAGATGTTACCCGTACAAGGACCCGGACGAATTGTTCAAACTAGCACTGTACTGCAAAAGTTACGTTGATTCACTCGAAAAGAGTTTATCTCGTATGATTGGAGTATACATTGCAGGAGGATGGCGAGACATACGTTTCTGTCAGTTCTTCGAATTCTACCAGAGTTGCTACAACTTTGACTTCACTAGTTCAAAGATTTATAGCGAGATTGAATGGTTGGAGAAAGCATACAGGCTGAGATTGAGAAAAATCCACGATGGAGCGATAAACTATCTATATATAGCAAGTTTAATAAATTAATTA